CCAAACTTACTCGCACTTCGATGTTGATTTGAGTCCGGGTGGCGAGCAAGTAGCAGCACTGTCAACGGCGGTCGATACCAACGTTGATACGGGTGTAATGACCGACACGGTAGCCAAAAGCTACTTCTCATCGGCCATCGGCGGCACGGCCACTCCGGGCACTCAGTCTATCACTCTGGCCTATGGCGACACGACGCAAGACCTGGGTGGCGGGCAAGGTAGTCTGTTGCACAAGGGTACGATCACACTGGCGAACAACGTAGCTTTGGCGGATGTGTATCAAGCCCTTATGTGGGCGTGCTCAGAGTCGAGCACCATCACCTTCAACAGCATTCCAGGCTGGCGTTACCGAGTGCTCCCAGGCCAAAGCTATGCTGAGAACATCAGTGCACCATTCGGGACGTTTGCAGGTGGCAAATGGTTCGTAGCACAGGGTTGGTGGTTGACTGGCGTACTCGCAGCGGACAGCAAAAACTACCAGCTTGTCTCGCACAACGGAACCACAGAAATTCCACCTTCGTCAATCGTTATCGAGATTGGCGGCTTGGTGTCTGGCGACTATGTGCTTGTAGCACGCGACAACGCCGGATCAATCAACGATACAGAGTACACAGTCAGTGGGTCTGCAGGGGCGTCTACACTGACTGTCACCGGCCTTGCTGCTGATACACCAGCATCCGGCGTAGTCCGTATCAACGGCGACAGGTATGAGTACGCAAGTTGGACTGGAACAACGCTCTCTGGTCTCACCCCTGTGCTGTCGCAGACGTACTCTAGCGTGCCAGCATTCATCCCGATGATCGACGGCGTGGCTTCTGGATCGACTATCAGCAGCGCTCAGATGCAGTTCGATGCACCGTTCATTTGCCGGTATCGCGTGCGTAACGGCGGGGGAAGTCCGATCATCCCGTTTGAGTCCACTCTTTCTGTAACCACCACAGGCGGCTCCGGTACGGCTGTGCGTAACGCTGATGCCTAATCATGTCAACAAACTATCCAACCTCTCTCGACACGCTGACGAATCCGGCAGCGACGGATGCTCTCACAGGTCATGCTTCGCAGCACGCGAATGCCAATGATGCAATCGAAGCGATCCAAGCCAAGCTAGGCACCAGCAGCACACCGGCAACGCTACCGGCAGGCGCTGTGATCGGCAAGGCATCAGGCACTGGCATAAAACTTGACAGCAATACACCAACATGGGGATGGCGCGATCTAATCGGGAGTATGGCGGCCAGGGCAACAGGCGCAACGGTACCGACATTCGCGCAGTATGCCGGGACCAGCGTGTATCAGTACCAATTCAGCAACGCTACGACGCAAGAGCTGTTCGTTGAATTCCACGTTTTACACGACTTCGTTCCTGGGAGCGACGTGTACATCCACGTTCACTGGTCACAAACTACAGTGGATACAGGTGGTGCAGCAAGTGCTCCAGGAGCAGCCAAATGGTCGTTCGACGTGCTCTACGCCAAGGGCCATAACCAGCAAGCGTTTCCTGGCACTGTAACGACCGTTAGCGTTACCCAGACTGCCAGTTCTACTGTACGTCAGCACATGATCGCCGAGGTGCAGCTATCCACGTCAGGCGCTATCGGCGGCAATACGCTGGAACCAGACGGTGTTATTTTGGTTCGCATCTGGCGCGATCCGGCGGATGCTGCGGACACGCTTAACCAAGCTCCGTTCTTGCATTTCTGTGATCTGCACTATCAGTCTACGAACGTCGGTACTAAGCAAAAAGCACCTAATTTCTACTCTTAACCCATGGCCTTAACTTTCGTTCCTGCCACACTCACGATAGAGTCCACGGCCTCGATCACTGACCTGCCAGCGTTTCACGCAGAGCTGCGCGACTGGGAGGATAGCGAGACTGGAGCTATCTACCCGGTAACGCACACGTGGAAAGCGTTGGATTTGGGCGGGGCGTACTTCTATCAGGCGGACCTAGCCAATGGATGGAAGCTGAAGTTTCCAAACCCCGGCAACTACACGATCATCGGCAATCTCAACGCCACCATCGCACCTGTGGCTGGGGTTTACGTCGAGCGTAAAACAAGCGCAGCGTACACAACGACGGCAGTAGGTGGTAGTGGTCCTACAGCAGCAGAGATTGCAGCGGCTGTGCGTTCAGCGCTTGCAACTGAAATTGGCCGCATTGATGTGCCGGTGTCTACTCGTTCAACCATTGCTGACATCTTCGCTGCTGTATGAAGTACATACTCAACGTTCTTATAGCCATCGACCAGCTTGTGAACGCGCTGATCGGTGGCTATCCTGATGAAACACTGAGCGCGTCAGCTTGGCTGGGTGAACAACAGGGTAAGTTTTTCCCGTGCATCTTTCGCCCGTTGATTGATTTTCTGTTTCTGCCAATCGAGCGTAACCACTGCGCGAATGCGTATTTTTCTGAGTACAACCGCACCCAACGCCCATGACAGACACAATTCCACCTATCGTTTCTGCCGAAAAGGATGCTGATCGTCGCCAAGGTGAGCGGCGCAAGGATTGGCACACGCCTGAAACGTGTTTCAAGTTGCTGGATGTGCAAACCACGATAGACAGGATATTCGCCCGTTTGAAGGACGGCGATGCCCGGATGGACTCGATATTCTCGCAGCTTGAGGATACTCAGACCACCATCGGCTGTATGCAAGACAACATCGCGGGCAATCATCGGGTTGTTTCTGACGACATAAAAGCGCTGGAAACAGCGATTGGTGAGCACAGAAAAGCGCTTGACGAAAATACGGCCAAAACTGACCGCATTTTCGAGATTGTCGAAATGGGCGAAGGCTTCTTTAAGGGGGTTAAGGCAACTGGAAAATGGGTTCGTCGGCTAATTATGTGGGTCGTGCCACCGATAACAGCCGTAGTCACACTCTGGTACACCCTGACGAACCATAAGTGAGGCTGAAATGTTGCGTCAAAAGCATTGCAGCGGGTTGACACGGATGGCAAATATGGCTGTGGTATTGGCGTTTAGCGTTGGGGTTTTAGTCAACAGGAGGGTGCAGGGATGGATGCTGAAAAAAAGTGAAACGTCCGAGGAATTACTGGATTGGTATCTGATCGGTATCGTCCTGTGTGCCCTGGCGGTAGCCGGTGGGCTACTTGTCTTGTTCGACATCGTTTTTTGAGATGGACGACGTTACCGCATTGCGGATCATGGATGCTCTTGCCGAGAAAATAGAGGCGCTGGCCGAGCGGCTTGCTGAGGCCGAAAAGCGAGTTATGGAGAAATGCTCTTGCGAGAAATGGGCGAGCAATTTCAGTAAAAACATCGAGCAACCGACAAACCACGATTAACAAGCGAAATTGGGCCGCAGTGTAAAGATCGCAATCTTTACGCACAATCCGCAGAATTACCAAAGGATTGTGAATGCGCCCTTGTTTTACCTTCAAAGCCCAGGCTGCGGATAAACCCGCAGTATTGGCAATTGACGACGAAATCGGATTCTGGGGCACTCAGGCTAAGGACTTTCGTTCTGCGCTGGAGTCCGTAGCTTCTGACAACCTCGAAGTCGAAATTAACTCTCCTGGCGGCGATGTATTCGCGGGCCTTGGCATGTTCAACATGCTGCGCTCGTTTGCCACCAACGGCAAGACGGTGACGACTCGCGTGACTGGCGTAGCCGCCAGCATTGCCAGCATCGTGATGCTGGCCGGTGACAAGCGCGAGATGCCGAAAAATTCGTTTGCCATGATCCACGGGCCATCAACGTTCGCCTTCGGCACTGCCGAGGAACTGCGTGATGCCGCCGACGTGACGGACAAGATCGGTGCTTCGCTTCGCAAGGTTTACGTAGACCGCATGGGTGTCAGCGACGATGAAGCCGCTGCGATGATGGCCAAGGATACCTGGCTGACTGCCGACGAGTGCCTGAGCAACGGATTCGCTACCGACTTGATCGAGAGCGTCAGTGCCACGGCCAAGTTCAACATGGAGCGGGCCGACTTGCCTGAGCACGTCAAAGCCGTGTTCCAGGCCAAAGCGACGGAAACGACAGAAGATGCACCTGCGAAAGAAACGACAGTCGAAGGCGCCTCTCCTGCAGCGCCAGCCGCTCCTGAGCCTGCTGCGGTCCCTGCAAACCCGGTGGCTGAACAGATCGTCGCACGGGCTAAAGCGGCGGGACTGGAAGCCCACGGCGCGGTCTTTGCGCTTGCGTGCAGCACGGTAGCCGAGGCTGATGTTCGCATCGCGGCTGCACGTGAAATCGTTGCGCTGTGCGCCATCGCAAAGCGCCCGGACGACGCTGCGAAGCACGTCAGGGCAAATGCATCCGTTGCCGATGTTCGGGCTGCGCTGATCCAGGCGCAAGCCGAGGCCGACGTGCACACCGACACCACAAAACCGAACGAGTCTGCCGCCACGACTGCGAGTTCCGGCGTAGACCCCAAAGCCATCTGGAACTCGCATCTCAATCAGCAACCTAAGAAGGGCCGCTAAAAATGACCACTCCGCTCTACAACTCCCCGAACATCGTGGACTTCGTTTTGTCCGAAGGCGACGATTTTCTTTCCCGCGACAACGCCGTGGTCACGCAGACCGGCACCGCAATCAAGTCGGGCACGATCCTGACGCAAGTTGACACCGGCACCGGCGCATTTGCGATGGACGGCGGTGCCACGGGCAACCCCACCAGTGGGGCCATCACGGTGGCTGCGGCTGCCATCCCTGGTGCTTACGTCATCGAGTTCACAGCCGCTACCAAGTTCACGGTTGAAGCACCGAACGGTGTGACCATCGGCACGGGCACCCTGGGTTCTGCGTTCTCCGCAGGTGGCCTGGGCTTCACGCTGACGGCTGGCGGAACTCCTGCTGTGGCAGGCGACACGGCCAAGATCACCGTTGCTGCAGGCACGGGTAAGTACATCCCCTACACCGCAGGCGGTGCGGCAGGCGTTGCAAGCGCGATCCTGTACACCGGCTTGGCTGCCGATACCGGCGACAAGAAGGTTGTGATCTTCAACAAGGACATCGAAGTTAGCCGTGACAAGTTGACCGGCCTGGATGCTACCGCCGAAGCGCAATTGCGTTTGGTTGGTATCAAGGTTCGCGGTACGGCCAGCTTGCCGTATGTTTCTACCCCGGCTCTCTGAGCCATAGCCTACTGACTCAGGAGAACCACAGAAATGGCAACCTTAGACATTTTCAACAATGATGCCTTCAGCCTGTCTCGTTTGACGCAGACCATCGTTGACATCCCCCGCGTGCCGACCCAGATCGGTGACGAGGGCTTGTTCACCGAATACGGCATCAACACCCTGACCATGATGATCGAGCGTCAAGGCTCGAAACTCAGCCTGGTTCCTACCGCGCCACGTGGCGGCATCCCGCAGCCAGTGCATCTGACGGGCCGCAAGCTGTTGCCTATCGCTGCTGTGCACCTGCCCCAGTCGGCATCGGTGCTGGCCGACGAAGTGCAAGGTGTGCGTGCGTTCGGTACGGAAACCGAAGTCGAAGCCGTCAGCAAGATCGTCGAGCGCAAATTGGCTTTGATGAAGTCGAACCTTGACTTGACCAATGAGTATCACCGTATCGGTGCCTTGAAGGGCCAAGTGCTTGACGCTGACGGGTCCACGGTCCTGTGGGATATGTACTCCCTGTTCGGTTTCACTCAGGACACGGTGTTCTTCGACTTGTCGAACGCCAACGCTGACGTGAAGCAGAAGTGTATCGACCTGAAGCGCAAGGTCAAAGTGGCGCTAGGTGGTCGTGCGTTGCAAAGCGTGCGCGTCAAAGTATCCCCTGGATTCTTCGACAAGTTGGTTGCCCACAAGTCCGTTGTCGCGGCCTGGGCGCTGTGGAACCAAGGTCAGTTCGCTCGCACCTCGCAAGTCGAGGCCGACTTCGAATACTGTGGTGTTACGTTCCAGATTTACATGGGCGGCACCTCCGCTGGCGACTTCATNNTATGCCTATCCGACCGGAGTGCCCAACATGTTCCAGACGGCATACGCCCCTGCGAACTACATCGAGACGGTCAACACCAACGGCCTGCCGTACTACGTCAAGCAAGAGCGCATGAAGTTCGACCTGGGCGTGGAACTGTTCTCGCAATCCAATCCGATCCACTTGAACACGCTGCCCGAAGCAGTCATCAAGGTGTCGGCTGCTGCGAGCTAAAAGCCATGCTGAACGCCTTTAGGCGGGCAGCCCAAGGCATCCTCAACCAAATGGGCGAGGATGCCTTTTTTAATGGTGCTCTCATGCCGATCAAGATCAACATCGAGCAGGGTGTGCAGGTCGAGGGCTTCCTGAACGACACGGACAAGGACGTGTTCATGCAGCGTGACGTGGCCACCATCTCGTCCGAGGTCAACCCGAAGGCCGGGGATCGGTTCGTGCAGAACGGACGTACCTACCGGCTGGAGTACCGTGTGCAGGATAGCGGTGTGCTGCAGCGCTTCGTCGTGATGGATGTGACAACCTGATGGCTACGACGCTTATCAGGGTCGATGTATCGAAGGTCCAAGGGCTTGGTGATCGCCTGGGTAAGTTGACGGGCGGCGAGATTGCCGAGGCCACGGTGACAGCGCTGAATGATGTCGTTGCTTCGACTTACGACATCACACGCAAGCGCATGGTGTCGCAGGTGAACCTGGATGATCCGTACATCCGTGGCAAGATGGGGGTTACTGAGGCGACACTCCAGAAGCCGAAAGCGTCCATTGTCGCCTTCGGTAAACGAGAGGATGAAGTCCCGCTGTCTCGCTACCCGAACCAACTTATTCTTGCACCCCGCAAGACCACGGGGCACCAGTACAACAACAAGAACCGACCCTACACGGGCGTTTTGAAGTTGCCAGAGGGTATGCGTCAGAAGGCCGTGCAAGTAAACGTCAGTCGGCAAGGTGGCGGGGCCACGTTGCTCTACGCATTCATGCAGCCGCTGATGGCGGGCAAAGTTGCTGGTGGCAACGGCTTCGGCATCTTCGCCCGCGACAGGTCGGGCAAGAAGCTGCACCGATACGGTCCTGCCGTGTACCAGCTTTTCAAGGTTTTGCTTCCAGAACTCGCGGAGGAAGCGTCCGACGATCTGAGCACCAAGTTGCTCGATGAGGTCGAATCTCAGATTCAAAAGGCGTTCGCATGACGACACCGTTTACCAAAGCATCCGACATTGCTGACTACCTGGCATCGCTGATGGCCACGATCAAGATTGATGATGGGTTCAACACCGACATCGGAACCACGGTCTACCGGGGCAGGCGCATGGTTGATGACGACATGGTTCCGTGCTCAGTCATCATCGAGGGCGAGGACAAGCCTGGGGATCAAGTCAGTCGTGAGGAAATCAAGATCACGCAGAACTACGTGCTCGGTGGGTACGTGCGCTGCGATCCTGACCACCCGAACGATGCCGCGCACAAGGTCATCAAGGACATCAAGAAGGTGGTGTTTGGCGAAGGTCCGCGCATGGGCGGGCGCGTGCGAGCGGTGAGTTATGTGGGTCGGGACATCGGCCCACGTGCTGACGGGGTTCCCATTGTTTTCGCGGTTGTCCACATCGCAATTGAGTACGCAGAAAAGCTGTCGGATGCCTAGCGAAATCGGGCCGCAGTGCAAGTTGACGATAAAAAGCGGAAACTTGCGATTGTTTTATTTGTTCGTGCCGTCAGTCTGCGGCATTTAACCACAGGAGCATTCCATTATGGCCGCACGCGGTTTTCTAGGCGCAGGTGACGTTTACATCGAGCGTATTGTTGGGGGCGTAGCCCAAGGCCTGAAAGGCCCGTTTTACGCCGACAAGTTTCAGATCAAGCCCAACGTAGACATCAAGGAGTTGGTGTCCAAGGGTCGCAACGATTACGGTCAGACTTTGGAGTCCGTGGCCTTGCAAAAGCCTGCTGACTTCACCTTGGAGCTGAAGGAAGTGAACAAGGAGTCGATGGCGCTGGCGCTGCTGGGCACGCAAGCCGCTGTGTCTCAAGGCTCCGGCACGTTGACGGATCACGAAGTCACCACGAAGGCCGATAGCTGGGTGTCTGTCAGCAAGGAAGCCCTGGGTTCCACCGTCACGGTCAAGGATTCTGCGACCGGCCTCATCACCTACGTTGAGGATACCGACTACAAACTCAACCGCGTTCTGGGTCTTATCAAGGCACTGAGCGCTGGTGCCATTGCTGCCGATCAACACGTTGACGTGTCGTGCAGCTACAGCGCAACCAGCGGCACCGTCATCAACGGTGCCACCAGCGCTGACGTTCGCGCTCGCTTCGTGTTCGACGGTATTAACCAGGCCGACGGTCTGCCTTGCATCGTTGAGGTGTACGAAGGCGTGATCGCTGCCAATAGCGCGTTCGACTTTTTAGCGAACGACTTTGCTAATGTTAGCTTGCCTGGCAAGATGAAAACGCCTACTGGCAAGTCCCAGCCGTTTACCGTCACGCTGCGTACTGCGTAATCACCGGCTAAGGCGCGGCGGGGCGTACCCGCAGCCACAGACCCGCCACGCCTATGAAGCATGGCGGGTTTTCTTTTTTCTGCATAGGTAGCGCAGTATGGCAACAGGCTCCAGTTCACGTGACGTAATCCTTACCCTTGCGGTTGAATCCCTTGGGGAAGAGGGCATTAAGCAACTCCAGACGGCGATTAACGCGCTGGCGAAGGAGGGCGGGCTTGCTGGCCCTGAGTTCAAACAGCTTGCGGATCAAATCTCCCGCCTGGGCGAACAGAACACCGCCGTCCAGACCATCAAGAAGTTGGCCGACGAAACGGAGCAACTGAAGTCATCACAGACCGATGCTGCTCAGAAAACATCCGAGCTTGGTCAGAGGCTTGAAGTCCTGCAGCAAGCGTCGTCGCAAGCTGCGGAAAAGCAGCGTGAGGCCAAGGATGCTGTCATCGCGGCGAAGCAGGAGCTGGCGATCTACTCCGGCGAAATCAGCAAGCTACGTGCAGAGTACGATGCTGCCGGGAAAAAGACCGAAGAGTATCAAACCAAGTTCAAGGCGTTGATCGACAAGCAGACAGAAGGTCGGACCCGCCTGGTCGAGTTGCGTGAGGAACAGAAGTCGGCCACTTCTGAGTACGACAAAGCCCAGTCGTCTGTGGATAGGCTGGCCAAGGAATACGACAAGTCGGTCCAGTCGGTTGACAAGCTGACAAAGGCCGCGAACGACAACAGCGCAGCGCTGAACGCAGCATCGGAGCAAGCGCAGAAACTCGGAGTCGCCACTGAGAACATCACGGCATCTGAGGCCGAACTGATTGACATCTTCAACCGTGGCGTTACGGCTATCGAGGCTCGCAAGGTGGCTATCGCGGAGATGGCCGAATCAGACCGCCTGCTTGCGATCCAAGAGCAACGCCAGATCGCCCTGCTCAAGCAGGGCGAGCAAGCGCTACAGGCCGAAGTTCTGGCACTGCGGGATGCCGAGCGGTCGAACCAGGAGTATGCGGCGGCGAAAGCGAAGGCCACCGCTGACGAGGAAGCATGGCAGCGTGAGGCATTTGCCATCGTTGAGGCGAAGGAAGCCGCGCAGAAACTTGCGAAGGAAACCGAAGTCCTGGTTGCTGCCGAGCAAGAACTCGCAAAGCAAAACGCATTTGAAAAACTGGCTACAGAAGCGCAGCGCTTGTCGCAGGCTGCTGAGTATGTGCGGTTTTGGGAAACCGAACTGGCTAAGGCCGAGCAGCAGGTTAAAGAGACAGCGGCGGCGGCCTCGCAGGCCAGTGCCAAGATCGAAAGCGCATTCAAGACGGTCGGTGTGCGATCAGTACAGGACTTGAAAGAGGAAATAGCCAAGACCAAGGCGGCGATGGAGACGCTTGCCTCTGAGAGCGCGGCCACCGGAGTCACGCTCAAAGGCGCATTCGACGCAGGCAACGCCAAGATCAACGCATTGGAGCGCGATCTGCGTGAGTTAAACGGGACCATGACGCTTGGCGACAAGACCGCAAAGTTGTTTGCAGGGTCGATGAGTCAGATTGCAGCGGGGAACGTCGTCGCTGATGCAATTGGCTACTTGGCCCAGAAGGTAAAGGATTTAACCGTAGAGTTCTTTACTGTCAACCTGGAAGCGCAGCGTTTGTCAAAAGCGTTGTCGCAGGTTTATGGAGACAGCGGTGCTGCCGCCCAACAGTTTGCATTCTTGAGGGCAACCGCAGACAGATCGGGACTTTCTATCCGCGACCTATCTGATGGATTCATTCGGTTTAGCGCTGCGGCGAATGCGTCGGGAATCTCGCTCCAGAATGCGAATGCGTTGTTCGCTGCAGTGACAAATGCTGCAGGCCAGTTGGGTTTACGGGGAGAGCAAGTAACCGGAACGCTGGAAGCCTTGGGGCAGATGGCATCCAAGGGTGTTGTGTCGATGGAGGAATTGCGTCAGCAATTAGGCGACCGACTCCCAGGGGCGATGTCGATTGCCGCTAAGGGTCTTGGGGTAACACAGGACGAACTGGTAAAGATGGTTGAGTCCGGTTCACTGGCGACCAAGGTGTTCTTTCCGGCGTTTGAGAAGGGTCTGAATGAGACGTTCGGCTCTGGCGAAAAGAAAGTCGAGGGGTTCACCCAAGGCTGGAACCGCCTTGTAAACGCGATTACCAAAGCAGCCCAGGCAGCGTCTGACACGTCGTTCTTCACAAAACTCGGCCAGGCTTTCGACTTCGTGGCCGAGCGAATCGGCTTCGTGGTAAAAGCTGTCGAGTTGCTGGTGGCGCGGTTTGCCATACTGAAGGTAGTTGAACTTACGGCATCATTCCTCGGTCTGGGAAATTCTGCAGCAAAGGCGGCAACGGACATAACAGCCAAGGCTGCGGCTGTCGAGAAGGACACGGTTGCCACGGTCGCAAACAGCGTTGCTACCGCTGAGAATACTGCCTCGACAGATTTGAATACAGCAGCGAAGCACCGCAACGCTCAGGCTTGGGGTGCAATTGCGGTCGAATTGAACAGAACCACCCCTGCGGTTCAGAAGGGCACTGCAGCAATAAACGAGTCATCCAAAGCGGCTACTGCTGCAACCGTTGCAAAGGGTGCGCTCGGTGGGGCAATGGGACTACTTGGTGCGGCATCTAGCCGACTGGTCGGCTTTCTCGGTGGGCCGATAGGCGCGTTGATAACGCTTGCTCTCTACGGCAAGGAGGCGGCTACTGTCATCGGGGAAACCGCAGCCAAGATGTTTGGCTGGGGTAAGGTGCTTGACGACACTGAAAAGAAAATTGCTGCTCTAGCTGAAACAGAACGCAAGGCAGCAGAACGGAGGCGGATTGCTACGAATGAGCAGGACATAGCGAGCGCAAAAGCCGCTGCAAATTCGGCACAGGCTGTAAAGCTGGCAGAGAAGGCGGTGGAGGCTGCAGGAGCTGAAGTAAAAGCTATTCAGCAGAAGTACACAGCAACGCAGGATTTGGTAAAGCTACAAGGGGAGGATCGGGCTGGACTGGAGGCATTGGCTGCTGCTTCCTTAGAGGTGGTGAAGTCCGCTGAAAAAGACCTTGCGTCCAAGGAGGCGCTGGCCAATGCCACAAAGGTGCAGATCGCGGCTATCCGAGGCGTAACGAATGAAAACAATCAACTGACACCGACGCAGCTTCAACAAATAAAAACTTTGGAGGAGATTGCGGAAAAGAGACAATCTGAAGCGAATGAGCAGCGGGAAACGATCCGACAACTGACTATCGAAGCGACGAGTCGAAAGGTTGCCTCTGCGTCAATAAAGGACAACTCTGGTCGCGTCAAGGAACTATCTCAGTCCTACGAGGACGCAAAATCAAAGCTGGAGATTATGCGGGACTCGGGGGTGATGTCCCTCGGTCAGCTTCAGAAGGCTGAGATAGAAGTTGCCGCTGCATCTAAGCTGAGAACGGATGCCATAAAGGATGTTATTCGCAACACTGAGGTCGAGTTCAAGCAGGCTTCTGTAGCTGCGACAGCAAAGAATGCAGAGTCTGACGCTCGCATCAAACACCTGGAGACGTTAAAGGATGAGGCATCGCGTCTTGGCCTGGTGAGCGAGGTAACGAAGCTGGACAACGCCATCCGATCTGAAAACATCAAGGTGCTAGAGCGTCGTCGTGATCTAGTAGAAAAAGAAATCCAGGCCGATTTGGAAATCATCGCGGCCAAACGCAGCCTGCTTACTGCTGACACTGACGAAAACACAGCACAGTTGAAGCTGCTAGATGCAGAAGAACAACTTGTGTTGTCTCGTAGGAAAAGCATCAAGAGCATAGACGACCAAGTTTCCGCTCTTAAAAAAGCAGAGACCGCAGTAGACGACTTAACATCTGCGTACCACCAGCTTGGCATCAAGACTCCAGAGGAACTGGCCCAGATCGCAGACAAGAACGAGAAAGCATGGCAGAAGATCAAGGAGGACGGTAGGGCCAGTGTTGAGCAACTGAAAACGGCGTTTGAGAAATACGCACAGTCTGTCATTGATGCCGCTGGTGACATGGGCCGCGAGATGGCCGAATCCATGCTTAAAGGGGAAGCGGCGACACGCAACCTGAACGTCACCATCGACCAGACCGGCAAGGTGACGGTCGATGCGATGGGCAAAGCCTCAAACGCGATCAACAACGCACGTGGATACATGACTGCGTTCGAGAGGTCTGCGCTGGCTGCTACGGTGGCTCTGGAGGCTCAGAACGCCGAAATTGAGCGGCGCATATCCGCCCAGGAAAAAGCCAACGAGCTGCTGGAGCGCGAGCTTGAGTTGGAGCGCAAGCGGTTGGGTGTGGACAAGGAGGGATTCCGTGTCGATAAGGACGGCAACCGCATCCAGATAGTCACGGAGAACAAGCGCACGGTGTACGACAAGGCCAAGGCTTCTGGTCTGACAGACGCACAAGCGCTGGGCATTGCCGATAGGTTTATCAACCAATATGGGTATCAAATTGGCTCGGAGCAGACTGGTAAGCCCTGGAGTGTTGCGGTTCAAGAGGCGATCAACGACCAGGTGATAAAGAACGCACGCGATTCCGCCAATCAACAGCAGCAGCAACAGCAACAGCAGCAGAGGGGCGGTGCTGACACCGACACGACGCGCCAGCAACCACGGAGCACGCCGCGTAACGACAAGACCACTGTGACTATCAATCTGGCCAATGGTGCCAGTAAGCGCATCAACACAGACCCTGCAGGGGCGACGGCGTTGCAGGAGGTACTACAGAGTCTTGAAACATCATCGAGGACAACGTTATGACTATTTCCCTGAGTGTTGGGTTGACGACAGTTCCGCTCAACCCTGACCTGTTTTGGGCTGACGAGAACAATTGGCACCCTGTTGAACAGACAAGCGAGCGCACGATCACCGGCGCGTTGGTCGTGCAATCTGCGGAGCGTTTGGCAGGTAGGCCGATAACGTTGCAGCCCGAAGATGACTCCAGCGGGGCCACCTCGCTGGCCGATTTGGAGCAGTTGCGAAATTGGGCCGCAGTACCCGGACAGCAGATGACTCTTACACTGAGGGGTGCGTCACGCACCGTGATATTCAGGCACCACGACGGCCTTGCAATCGAGGCTCGCCCGTGGGTACATCGTAGCGATGTCCAGTCAGATGATTGGTATCTGGCCACCTTGCGCCTGATGGAACTCTAAACAATTGGGAAAAGTAGATGCCTATTCAATCGGGTGATGTAAAATTGCTCAAGTCTGCTGTCATGGCAGACGTGCCGGAGGGTGGCGGGGCACCCACGGGGAACGTGATCGCAGACGGCGTATCCAACGCGATCTTCTCCGACATCTCAGGAGTAGCCCGCGCCGGTGGCCAGGTGTCCATGCGAAAGGTGTTCGCATCGGTGCACACCGACGATACCGACACATACTTCGGGGCCAACGTGATTGTCGCGGAACCACCGCAAGACCCTCGCGTGAGTGTCACGATGTTCAGCACGGAGTCGGTATTCGACACGCGCTCTCAGGCTACATCACGGATCGAAAGCTATTTGAACCGAGGGGCGGAATGGCCCGGATACCTTTACGAAAGCCACATCGCTGGTCAAAAGATCATCCAGCTATTCCAACGACCAGACAGTGAGGTTGTTAGGGTCGGGCACACCATTGTTTTGATTAAAGACGAAGGAAAAGTCAGCGAGGCTATTCAGTACATAAGGGCTACATCCGTCGATGCGGTTATTCGTACTTTTTACGATCCGTCGCGGGATACGGACTACAAGGCTATGGTCGTTAGCGTAAACATATCGGATGCCTTGCGATACGATTTTCCAGGGTCGCCTGCTTCTCGAACATTTGCCAGAACTGCCAATTCGACGGTAACTCGGGATACCGTGGTATCAGATGCAGGTTCCTATGTTGGCGTGGTGCCTTTGGCGCAGGAAGCTGTCATCACTGATTTTTCAGTGTTT